ACTAAAAGTTCTTGTAAGGCTAAAAATTGCTTGTCTGCGTCAGACATACTAATAGGCACAATTTCAGGAGTTCTTGTACGGTCATCGCTGAAAGTAAGCACAAAACGTCCTGCCGCTTTTTCTCCTGTAAATTTCTGAGATATGCTTCTTTCTATTTGCCTTCTTTCTTCTGCTGTTGGCACTCCATTAGCAAAGGATATAAAATACGAACCTGCAAACCCATTTGATATGTTAGATAAATGAAACTCTGCAACCTTTTGGTCACATAAAGCCCAATTATTTGCAGCTACATAGTCAGGCGTATGATACACGTTCATATTAGGACTGTATAGTCCTGAGTATAATATTTGATTTGCAGAAGTTCTATCATTAATATTGAAGGCAGGTACTCTATAAGGCTTATTCATTCTTGTATTTCTCCAATCTGCTGAAATATAATAACCATCAATCCTACCCATTTTATTTGGTTTCTCAGCCCTTATCTTTTCTACAGGTATATGATATATCTCTGCTATCTGAGTTCTGTCCTTAGACCACACTATATTAAGTGCAAACGCTCCTTGTAGTTTAAAATCAAATGCTATTTTCTTTATAACTTCATGTAGGCTTTCTTTTGAGTTAGCTCTGTTCATAAAGTTTTGCAGCTTAATTCTAGCATCTAAATTTCTATCATCTTTATCTTCTATTATTAAATTTTCTGCTGCTATCATCTCAGCAGTTGCATTTATAATAGCTGCCTGAGTTGAAGAGTTGTAGTATAAATCAATTAAGAACTGCGGATATAAGTTGTTCCAATTTTCTGTTCCATAACTAATCCAATCTTTACCTCTTTCTTCTATTACGTGAGGAGCTGTCTCAGTTTCTAAGTTGATATTTAAAATGTTATCTTTCATAATTTATTTTATTGTCCGTAGTATATATAATTTGTACCACTTGTTTCTTCGTGTTGTGTGTATTGTACTTGTGCTGTACCATCTTTGTCAGATACCATCATAATTCCTTTAGTACAAAGACCCATTACAACACCTGCTGTATCTGCTGGTTCAAGTACATCTCTTTCTGTTGCAGGAGCTGTAGCTGCTGTTAAACTAACAGTACCATTCCAAGCAACTTCATATACTTCGTATATATATGTTCCTGCTATTTTAAAACTAGTATCGCCATTAAAAACGCTATTAGAATTTAAAGTAGCTTCGTAATCAAATTGTAAAGCGGTATATCTATCAAATATGTTTCCATCTCCGCCTTTGTTATATGCGTATTGTACTGACTTGTCCATTTGGTTAATAAACTTGAACAAAAGCCTAATCTGACTTTTTGGCACAGGTGTTGCAATTAAATCAGAAGATGCAGGAGATTGGTAGTAATCGTATATCCTATTATCTTCTGTAACTATTACACCTGCTCCTGTAATTGTTAGTATATCAGTCTCTGTTACAGCGTGTATCATATTATATAATGTAAAAAGTCTTAATTTATTTGCTTGTTAATTTTTTTTTATACATTTGCATCATAAACAAAACAGAAATGAAAACAGAAAACAAGATTGAACTAATGAAATTTATTTACAAAATAGATGTACTAGGAGTAAATAATTCAATGTTAAGAAAAGAATTTGACAAACTTGACAAAAAACAATGGAGAGAATTTATAGATAAATTAACTAAAAAGCTAGAATAATAATTTATAAAAAAAAGAGTAGCCGAAGCTACCCTTTCTTATGATGAACGCTAGATTACTCTATAGACTGTCTAGCAGCCCCACCCTCATCAAGCTATAATAAAACTACAAAATGTTTTAAGCTGATATAATTGGTATTGGATTACTACTATCTGCATTGTCAAATGGAGTAGCTGTATAATCTTTTACCATAATAAATGGCTCAGTTTCTAAGCCGTCAAATGTTAAAGTGTAACCACCTCTATCTCCAAATGCTGCTCCGCTATCCATAGTACCTGCATTTAATTCCATACCATTTACTCTACCTAAACAAACTATTACAGTATGTCCATTTGAAGCTAATGTTGCATTTAATTCAGCAAATATAACTAGTTTAGTTTGAGCTAAAAGTTTTATTTCGTTTTGGTCTTCTTTTGTTAGTCTATTTAATATAATATTTACAGTAGGAGTAAAGAAAACAGTTCCATTTTCTCTTGAACCTGTAATAGTGTCAGTAAGACTTGCAACACCTAAAGGCATTGTATATTTGTATAATGAGCTAGTTCCCATGTCAATATCTGTAATTTCGTCTACATTTACTGTTGTTGATAATACTTGGTCATATACTGCAAAATATATGTTCTTTATTCCGCCTGATATTCTATTACAATCTAAACCCCTGCCCTTCGTAAGTGTTCCGCATGCCATAAGTTGTTGATTTTTAAAGAGTTATAAAGCTAGAGGGCTTTGACACCCTCTAACTTTTTTTGATTCTAGTTATTAGTTAGTTAATACAATATCAGCACCAACACCCTGTATAACACCACCTGAGTATTTACATACTACTCTTAGGTTGTCTGAGCCATCTAAATCAGTCATGTCTAACATCTTGATAGAAGTGTGGTCTGAAACAAGGTCAGTTCCAAAGAATAAATTAGACTTCTCTGCCGCAACTAATACGTCCTCTTGCATACCTGGACATACAGCTAATTTAGTTCCCTCAAATAAAGGAGCGTAGTCACCTTGCATATTGTAAGCGTTTAAGTAACCATCAGCCGACATTTTAGCTATGTACAATCTGTAAGTCTTAGGAGCCATGTATATGTATAAGTCTTCTCTTCCGTATACTGCACTTGGTACAGCCGCAAGAGTATTAGTTAAGTTAGTTACAATGTTAGATGTAGTATAAGCGTTACCTGCACCACCATCATTGTCAACATCAATAACTGTTGAGTCAGTTTCTAAATGTCCACCTGCTCTTGAGAATCCTGTGAATTGCCCTGCATTTGAATCAAGACCATTCCATATAGAACCTTCAACACCATCTGCAATAATTTGAGAGAAGTAAGAGATTACATACTCATCAAATCTTGGAGAAGTTTGGTTGTTAGCTCCTGCTCTCATGTCAGCCGCCTCCCAGCTACTAAGCAATTTACCCTTGCATAAATCTACGTTAATTTGTAGATTCTTAGTTTGTAAAATAGATTCAGTCATTGTGAGTGTACCTGCATCTGTAAAGTCACAAGTAGCGTCTGCTACTAATGAAGCTCCAGCCATTTTTTGGATTACTTCTTTGTACTTAATGTTTTCTATCATTGTTAAAAATTCCAATGATTTTGCTTCTTTTAATGCTGCTGAAATATAAAATCCAGCCGCTTTCCCTGAGTACGAACTTGCCGAAACATCAGGAGTTCCTGTATAAGCCATAATTTTTAGTTTTTATTTGTTAATATATTATTTAATATTCTTTCTCTTTTAGAAAGGTTTTTGTTTTGTTTTCTTGTTTGATTAAACCAACTATTTGAATCAGAAAAAGCATTAGTATTTAAAGGTTCGTCAGCAGGTGTTTCAGCTAATTGAACTTTTAACTTTTCATTTTCTTCTTTTAATTTTTTGATTTCATCTTCTTTGCTAAACTGTACAACCTCTGTAGTCTTAGTTGTTACTGTTTTTGGTGAATCAGATTTTTCTGCTTCTTCAGACATTTCAACTTCTTCCTCCATTCCTTCGCCCATTTTTGCTTTTATGTCAGCAATAGCATCTTCTAAGTTTTCTACTTTGTCTTTTAACTCTTCGTAAGACTTTGCCCAATCTGCTTTTTCAGCATCGCTTTCATGTCCAGGCTCGTGGTCATACTCATCTTTGTCTTTGTCCTTATCTTCAAATTCAGCTTTTTCGTAAGCTTCATCTGCCGTCATTTCTTCTTTTTTTTCATCTTCTGCTTCAATTTCTTCTTCTGTTTCAGATTCCATAACTTCAGCAACAACGCCTTCTTCTTCAACTCTAAAAGAAACGCCTGTATCTGTCTTATAAGTTCCAATAGGTAATAAAATTGTAGTACCATCATCAGTCATTACTGAGATGTCTACGCCTGCTTCTAATTCTTCAGCAGTTGATACGAAGATAGTTCCATCTTCTGATTTTCCTTGCCAAGCAAGTTTCACTTCTTCGTCCTTATTAAGACCAAGAGCTACTAATATTTGTTCTTTAATGTCCATAGGTTCTTTTTTTATATAATGTAATTAATTTGATTTTATTTGATTTTCCTTTATTATCTCATTAAGAGCAGATAGTATCTCTTCGTTTGTAGGTGTTCTTTCACTCATTTTTTCCATTTTGTCAGTAAAGTACCCTTCTATGCTAAGACCTTTTAATTCTCCTGCTTTTATTTTATTCCAAAGCTCTGAATTATTGATTTTCATCTTTACGAACCAAGTGCCATTAGGTAAATCATATCCATACATTTTTGACTTATCCATATCGCCTTCTTTTATCCAAGATTCAACTGTTAAAACGCCACTCACTCTGTCTTGGTGTTCGTATGTAGCTTTGTGATGATTGTTATGTTTTAAGTATAACTCACTTGCTTTTCTAACTGTTTCAGGACTAAAGTAAACGTAGTATTCTGAATCAGTATTTGGGTCGTACCTAAATATTTGTTTATTTGGTATCAATGCAGGACTTACAAGCATTCTTTTTTCTTTATCTATTTTAGCTAATGTTAAGTTATTTTTTTCTTTATTAAAATAAACCATATCTTGCTCAATAGCAGGACTAGCTACTAAACTAATCGCATCAATAGCAAGTTCTTCATTATCATCAGAAATAACTAATTCTACAATTCTAGTAGTTTTCATTTCTTCGTAATAATCTTTATTATCTTCTTCACATTCAGCTAAAGTATCATATTGGCATTTACCTGTATCACCAAATTTATACTTTCCATTTTCACATTTTTTACAAGGCATATTATATAATGTATTTAATTAATATTTATTTGATTTTTAAATTGTAGACCTACGTCTAATATTTGCTAATTGATTCTGACTATTAGTCATTTCATCTGTTACTACAAAAGCTCTTGTAGGTTCAGGAGCTACACCGCCTGTCAAGTCAAATTCACCTGACATCATTTGTGGTGCAGGCGTTGCTGCAGGTGCTGATGATGGTATTGAAGCTCCACCACCTCCACCTTTTTTTGCACTTTTAATTGCAGCAATATTTTTCATACCTGCTGCTACTGCTGCGGCTGCTGCTACTGCTCCTAAAGCAGGACCCACAACAGGAATACCTGCCATAGATTTATAAGCAGATTGTGCAGATTGGAAAGTATCAACTGTAGTCGCCATAATTGCAAACGCTTTACCTGCTTCACTTTCTTCTCCTAATATTTTTGCCATATTTTTAGCAGTAGTTGAAGCTATCATCATTCTTTCTTTGTCTGACATTGCCGCCCATTCAACTCTTTGCTCACTTAATTGTTGTAATGTCATATCTTGCTCTACCTTTTCATTAAAAAATTGCTTTTCAGTATCCATTAAATTCGTGATAGCTTTTTGTTGTTTGTCGTATGCTTGTTCTATACTTGTAGATATTCTTTCTAACTCGCCTAACCTTTCAGCATCTGCGTCTTTTAGGGCTTGTAGTGCTTCTAACTCTTTTGCTTCTGCTTCTCTTTTTATAGAGTTTATTTTGTTATTTAATTCTATTTGCTTTGTTGTACTTTCTTGCCTAATATTAAATAGCTCTATTTCTCTTTGTGCTAAAGCATCTAAATCGGCTTCACTACTTTCGTTTAGTTCATTTTGCTCTCTTTGTATTCTAACGCCTTCTTCTGCGTTTGCTATACGTTGTTCTAATAAATCATTTTCAATTTTAAATGCTTTTTGAGCTGCTGCTAATCTTTCTTCTTCTGACTTTGTTGTATCTTCAGCAATTAACTTCAAAGCTTCAATTTCTGCTCTACGCCTTGCTGTTTCAACATTTAATTCTCTATTTGAATCTTTCAATCTTTGAAATGCTTCTTCTAATGCAGTAGCTTCTCTCACGTCATTTGCTATTTCAACGCCTATATCTTTGAAAGCATTTTTCATCTGTGATAAACCGCTTAAATTACCTCTAAGCAGCTTACCTAAACCTTCACCAAATTGTATAACTCTATCAACTAAAACATTAAATCCTGCTGTCAATCCTGCTAATGCTTGACCTAATTGTTCTGCTCCTCTTTTTGATTGAGTAAAATAAGTAGCTAATGATGCTATCGCTGCTACAAAAACACCAATGATAGATGTCTTTATTGCTTTGTTAATAGTTGCAAATGAAGCCGCAGCAGTTCTTGCAATAGCTCTAAAGCCATTTCTAACATCATTTAAAGATACACCCATTAGCTTGAACTCACTAGCTAAGTCTGATGCTTCTTGTGCTGTTTTTCCTATATTTGATTTTACGTTAAACGTTAATACTTCTGTTGCCATATCTTATATTTTTATAAACTTACGTCTGTTTGTATCATTGTTATTCTAACTGTCATATTCCATTCTATTGTCATATCGTTATTACCTCTACATTGTAATGCTAATGTGTTACCTGTACCAACTCCTGCATTTATCCTCCAATTTGTTACTGTTCCTGAAGTCTTTATTGTATCTCTTTCTCTTGATATTGTGCAAGTTCCTGATTTGTTAATCATTACGCCCCTTTCAACTGCCGAATAAAAATCTCCAACAGCTCCTGATGCTGCTGTTCCGCCTGTCCTTACTGCTATTGTATCTGCGTGAAAATATATAATAGCATTATCAGGCAAAACAAAACGTGTAGCAGTTTTATTGTTAATTCCTGATGAAACTGTACCCCCTGCTGTTGCTGAAGGGTCTGTACCTGTAGTCTGACAACCATACTGTACAATAATAGTTTGTCTTTCTGCCAAGTTATCAGTTGGCTGATTACCACCCATTGTTAAAGAGCCTGAAGTTGTTACATTTGCTTTAATTCCTGTAACCATACCATTTGTTAGGTTTTCATTAACAGTATGATTATTACCTATAATTACATTACCTCTAGTATTGTTTAAAAGCGTATTAGATTGACCAATAACTGATGTATTTTCTACTCCATTTGCAAGTGTATTATTTTGACCTTTAACATTGTTTGTAGTTTTACCTATAGAATTAGCTAGCTTATCTGAAGGTTTAAATCCATAACAGGTTCCTGTTGATTCATCAAATTTATATCCATAGCTTTCGCATTGAAATTTGGTTGGTCTTATT